CTTGGCGGTCTTGTCGTTAACCGACATACCGTAGCCAATAGAGGGTGTGGAGTAGCGTGTAGCAATCTCATAGCCATCATCATTACCACCAATATCCCATCTGTAGATAGAACCCTGATTTGAGCTACCAAAGTAAACCTCACCATTGTCGGTGCCACCATTCCAGTTCACCCAGTTAGTAGCGTAGAGGTCTTCAATCTTGCCCCAAACCCCATTGTTTAGGTCATAGAATAAGGCTTCGTTGTTATAGGTGGAGTCGGTAGTGCGGTAGCTGATTAGATAGTTATTGTTCCAAAGGACTGCCCGTGGTGACGTTTTATTAGCCCAGTTGTTTATGTTGGTGTCTACAGTGTCAGCAGAGAGGTTGCGTAAGTTGGAACCGTCAAACATGTAGATGCCGTTGTCTGAGAGGAACAATAATACGTTGTCCCATTCCACTAGAGTAGAGCGGTCAATCAATCCTATTTCGTTGGTGACGTTACGGAGTTCAAAGTTTGACGGTCCAGTTCCATAAATTCTCCAAATAGCTCGACGTTGAAAGACATAAAGACTGTTGTTTAGTGAGTATAGCCCAGTGATAGTATCACCCTCACCAGATGGTACGTTTATCTGACCAGCGTTGTTAGCAGTATCAAAGTCGTTAAAGTTCTCCTCGTCAATAGAAGTGTCTAGGGTTGAGAAGTAGAGGGAGTTGCCGTCAGCTACCCAAACACGGTTAATGTGGTTTTCTATAAAAGTTGGTGTGGGACGGACTAGGCTTGAAGCACCTGTAGCCGTACTAAGCGCTCCCTGAACCTCACCCCAAGGAGAGATTATGTAGCTTTGTCCAGAAGCGCCACCAGCTTCATAGGCACACTCAATGGTCAAAGAAGTGTCGTTACCTATAGCTGTTATCTTGTACCACTTGCCGTCAGGTAGTTTAATGTATTCTCCAACCTCAGCATTGGTGGCGGTATTCCAGCTAGTGCCAGAACCCACAATAGTAGCCGAACCATTAGTAACCGTGATGGTGCCCGTTGAATAGTTAGCGTTAGTCGAGCCACGAAACTTCTTGATGTAGTTGGTGCCGTCAACAATTAGTAGGGTGTCATTAGAGGTCGTGTAGTCGATGTTAGATGTAGCTGTGTTGATGCCCGATGGCATGGTGTAAGCAGTTAAGGCGCCCGTAATATCATCACCGTAATAAATAGTAGAACCAAACTTAGAGAGTAGTAGTTTGTCGCCAGCAGTGTTGTAATAACGGATTAAGCCACTGGAAGCCGTATCGCCACCTGAGTAAACAACAAATTTAAGGTCTTGGGTGGGCTGATTTGTCCAACTTAAACCTGCGTCAGTTGATGTGTATACGCTACCACTAGCGTAGGTGTCGCCCCTGCGATGCACATTGACCTGCTTAATTGCTAGATTGGCCACCACTACTGGCTTGATTACTAGAGCATAGGTTGTACCTGTGGTGAGGGTCACTGGTGTTCTGAATCTAAAGTTGTAGGCAGTTTCACCTGTCCCAGAGATAAGTTTAATCTGACTCTTGCCGTTGGTTAATGGTTGTGATGGAGCGCCAGCTGAGGTAGACCATAGTTCTGCTCGAACATACTGAGTTTGCCCTGTGGTATTCATGGCTAGGTAAGCATTGACCTGAACACAAGCAATCGTCCCTGAAGGTATAAAGGTTTGAGCTACATAATCACCAGTAGCGTCTAGGTCTACAGTGCCAGCACTTGCTCCTGTTTCGGACTGGTCGGCACTAATACCAATGGGATTGCCGTTGTATCTGGTATAGCCGTTCCTAGTCTTAACAGAGTGAGAGTCGGTAAAAACTACGTTAGCCATGTCGGGTGACTGATTGTTCTTGAGTTTGGTCTCGTGAACGTCAACCACTAGCCCACCAATGAAATCGAATTCGTCGATGCGTTCTTCTGGTTGGGTTTTGAACTTTGTGCGGGCTTGGAATGACAGTGGCATCTTTGCTACCGTATTTCTGAGCTTAAACCGCCCCAATACTTACTATCTGCTGGACCCATTATCTTAAAGGCTTCAGTGTCAGATGGTTGAGCTAATAGGTTGTTGCGGGCTAGGGTTAGTATCTGTTCGTAGCGATTCATGGCTTTTTGAGCTAAATCAGGGTCGGAGTTAAAGTCGTGTTCGTCTGATAAGGCATAGTGGACCAATGCTTCACGATAGGCTACGGGAATAATTGGAGTGTCTGAATCAGCTGACATTTCTGTTGGTGTCTTGTAATAGTCAATAGCCACAGCATAGGCGTCAGCTGGGGTCGGCCAGAAACCAATAGAACCACCTTTTAAGTAGTAACGAGTAGGCACAGATGTACCCTCTAGGTCAAAATCTGGGGCATCAGCTCGTAGCTGTTGGTAGGGCCAGTAGATTAGTTTACTGTTAGGTGTACCCTGTAGGGTAACTCCCGTAATGTTATTAGCGTCAATATCTGAGAAGTTGCTGGATAGGCTGTATTCTTGGGTGCTGGCAACGGTATTCAAAGTACCAGTAGTTTCACGAAAGGGCCATAATTCTCTTAATACGAAGTCTTGGTAGCCAAGATTGATTGAAGTTTTTACTCTGTTTCGTGTGGTAGTATCGCTTTTAGATATAACAGAGAGGACTCTATCTTGGATTTCCCTGTATGTGGATGCGGCTGACATGTTTTATTTTTCCTTTTTATTATAGTTGAATTGTAGCACAACCCGTGGTAAGCATACTACCTCGTTAATCTTATACTTCGTTAGCTGTTCGCTCAAACAATGTATAACCCATTAGCTCCATAGCGTTTACAGGTTTCTTTTCGCCCTCGCCACTGTCGCCCTCAGATACTAGATAGTCGTTCTTAATCTCGACAACGCCATGAATATACTTTTTATCGCCTTTATCGTTCCAGATAATATCCCCTTTTTGAAAATCCATAGGATAAATATATGCTTTATCTTTAAATTCCATTTAAAAGTACCTCGGTTTCCTAAATTTAATCCAAACATAAGGTATTGGGCCAGCGTCAGATACAGGCGTTGCCGAACTTGGGCAAGCACCACTCACGCCAGTTTCAGCAAACATAGTAAGTAATGATGTTCCTGTGTTTACTGCTGATACATATTGGGGAGAGAACGGCACAAGGTTAGCCCCTGTTACAGTTCTAACTCCACCTGCGGTTGTACCCTGGTTGACTACACTTATCCAGTAAATACCAGGCTCTAAGACAACATGCGTTGTAACTTCTCTTGATGAGGTAGTTGCGGTAGTTGCAGATGTTCCAAGCTCTCTAACTAAATCTCCTGGAGTTGAGCGGTCAATACCTGGGGTATATAAGCCAAACCTTACATTAGTAGATGTTCCAGCCGTAGTACCAGTAACAATTGCTACACCAGTTAATATTACTCTCTCTGGCACTCTAAAAGGCCAATACCACTGCTTATCTTTAGTAAATGTAGTGTTAGCAGCTAAAGTTCCGCCTGTAGGGGCTTGTTGCCACCAGTTATCAGTTACACCAAAGTGAGTATCGTGAGCGTCTTGGGTTGAGCTAGAAGAAGCTGCTGCTTCGCCATATTGGTCGTAGTAAGGAGCACAGGCTGCAAAAGCGTCATAGATTATATCTGCTCTAACAATAGCACCCTCAGAGTTAGGGTGAACATGGTCAGAACTCATCCAGGTCATGTCACCCATTATTGAAGTTGTTGGGTGAGTAGACTTAGTAGTTCCGTTATACCCTCTGGTAACAGTGATTGAGAAGGTAGAGCCAGATACCAAGGTGTTAGCAGTAACTAACATATCTTCAGCGAAGCCAGTTAATAGCCAGCCAGTGCCTAGTGCTGCAAATTCTGTCGGGTCGTTAGCGGTCACGCTCACAGTAGTAGTAGCGTCAGTGTTATTCATTGAGCTTTGTGGGTAGCAAGTCCGTTTGTAGAATGCGGCACTTACATCAGCTATTTGGATTAAGTTATCAAACTCAGCTACAACAGTAGCGGTATCAGCGTTTAAGTTATCATAGTCGGATACTGAGTTAGCGGTATAACCACTGTAACCTGCTGCATTGTGCCAGCTAGTCATGTTTTCTATAACACAAGGATTAGGCTTGTTGGTTTCCAGCCACACAGCGTCAAACTGAGCTTTGGTATAGGTATCTGAGGCTACTATCCCAGATATTGTTGCCCTGATAGTCTTGCCAGCGTCAGCAGAGGTACAAGCAAATCTTGTAACTACACAGACTGGAGAACCCATAGCTCCCTGGGATTGTAGGGTAGTAGTGCCAGTTATTGAGGCGTTTGAACCGCTTGTAGACCAAGTAGCTATCAAACCAGTGTCCATCATGGTTATTTGCTCACCGCTTGCGTGGGTAGTTTTTGCAGTTCCATTAAAGCCTCTAGTTACTGTCCAGTTGTTTGTGCCTTGCCCTGCGGTAACTAGCATTTCCTCACTAGAACCAGACATTTTTATTCTAAAGTTCCCACTAGCAGGAAAAGTTGTTGAGCCGTCAGCCACAGTTATAGCGGTAGTAACATCTGTATTGTTCATTGTAGCGGTTGATAAAGTCGTCTTGCCATTTAATTGAGAAACAAAAGACACAGCAAAAGTACCGCCTTGAAAATCTGAAGGTATAGCAAACTCTACATAATCTGTATTGGTAGCTGTTGATTTACGAAACGGCCCACTAGCACCAGACAATTCTTTATCAGTTGGGTTTACTGTTTGGTCACTCCATGTACCGCTAAATGTTAAGCCAGTTCGCCATGTTGCTGCACCACTTCCGTTATAGTAACTGCCCCACTCGTTACCGCTTCGGTGCTTAGATAGCACACCTCGCATGGCGTGTTTCCATGCGTTTCTAATTTGTAGCTTGGTAATTGAAGTTGTGCCAGTTGCCCCATAATATCCAATATCGTTAATACCATGAGTTATGAGCAGAGGCCAGGGTTGAGCAACAGCAGGGTGAGTATAGTAAGTTTGAGATAAGCTATAAAAGTTATAAGAAGAATATGGCCCAAAGAAAGCAAACATGCCACTCCAGCCTGAATATCCAGAACTAAAACTTGAAGTTGTCCTTGCTAGGTATGAGCCAGAAGTAGCTATAGGTTTAAGGTTTTGCTCTGGCACTTGAAGCATACCTGCCAAGCGGCCAATAAAGCCTTGCCTTTGGAATTGTGGTATTCCAGTGGTTGCTATTCCAAAACCTGCGGTAAAAGAGTGGCCTAGATAGGCAAGTCCACCAACTTTGATAGCACCAACAGTTGTGTCTACATAAGATTTTATAGCTTTTTGTGAGGGATATTTAGTGTCTGAGTCTGCGGCCAGTGTAACATCGGTATCTTTATTAGCAACATCTTCTTTTAATGCTAGAGCGTCATATACTGCGTTTTGGGTAGGTGCTTTAGTAGTTACGCCATTAGCTATTGTATCTTCTAGTTGAGAATCATCCAATTTACCATCAAGTTGAGTTTGAATTGCAGAGGTTACGCCATCTGTATAGTTTAACTCAGTAGCTGAAGCTGTTAAATCTGTTATATCAGCAGTGGTCAAACTTTCTACTGACACCACAGGATTAGCAGGGTCTGTATTATCAACGTCTATATTTGCACCTGCGACAACACTTTGCATTAAACCGTCTGCACCGTCAGCTCCTGCCGCACCTGTAGCCCCCGTAGCGCCTGTAGCACCAGTCGCCCCAGTATCACCCTTATTAGCTAGTACCTGCCAGTAGCTTGTGTTGGTGGGGAGGGTCCCTGCTCCAGCATCAGTGTGCATTACATAAGATGAACCATTGTAATCTACCGAGTCACCGACAGCATAATCGGTGCCAGCGTTATAAGCACCTCTTGGCACTAAGCCACCAGCTACATTAGTAAATTGGATAGGGTCTGTTAATTTAACTATAGAAAATCCCATTATGAATATGTCCCCGATGCTCTGTTAGTCCAACTAACGTCAACTGCTATTTTGCCACTGGCGTTGTTGGTGTCTGTTAAATTATATTTAGTTATTGTCCAGCCAGTTGAACCCTCGCTCGTACCAACTGGGGCATAGGCTGTATAAATAGTCGTAGAATCATCATAATCATAACGCTCTGTAACGCCGCCCAAGGGGTTATAGTTATACCAAACACCATCAGCTGGGTTCTGGTATCGCTGTACTACCCTCTTAGCATGAGCGTCAGCATTGTGTTCGTCTTGGTCTATGGCACGGATGCCTTCGTCGTTTGGTGTCATAATTTGGATATTTCTTTTAGTATTATGCCTTTTATTGTAGCAAGTTGTTCGTCAGTTAGCACGTTTTTAGTTAATTCGTCAAATGAAAATGTGTACTTTTTGCCACTATCGGTGTAGACGGCCTGTAATTGCAACATTTTTTAACTCCTGTTGTATAGTCGCCTCTTGGCGTTTTAGTTTACAGTATCGGTATAGACGGTCTAGGCGAGATTCACCCAGTCGAGGAGAACCCAATACACCCTCTAAGTGCATAACCTCCCAAATAACATCCTGTATGTCTTCGGAATTAGAGGCAGCCTTGGCATACGCCCAGATTTCACTGAGTTGGCCTTCTTCTTGTTTGGTGGGGCTGTCTATGTTAAAGCGGGGTGCTAAAGCCAGATGAGCTATGGGTTCGGTTCTAGCTTGAGAAACTGGTGACTGTGTGTTTTCTTGAGGGACGTCCTCAACTGTTATATCCATATCTCTTATACTACCACGTTTATAATTTCTAATAGCTTATCGGTAGAGGTTTCCCAGGTTGGCAGTTCTAGTGAGGACATCTGGTTTCTAAGTGTTGTTTTATGGTCTTCATCACCTAGTAGGTTTACTAACTGGTTGTACATATCTCGTAAGTCTTTACAGGGAATACCTGACTGGACAGTTTCTTCAATCGCCATGGTGGGGAAGTAGACTGGGATGGCGTGAGCGGCTTGAGCTTTAATACCAGAGATGCCGAATAACTCTCCGCCCGTGCAGGGGTAACACCAAATATCGGAAGTGTTATACAGTTCGTTCATTTCGTCTTCGGTGAACTCACCACACGTAGTGTTGGGAGTATTGATTTCACCACCATAGGTGACACATAGGTGTGCATCTGGATGCTTTTCTACTACGCTGGGCCATATCTGTGCGAGTAAATCTAGCCCACGGTCAGGTGAGGAAGCATAGAGTACCTGCTTCTTTATTTTTTGGGATTGCGAGTTTATTTTTTTGTCATCATAACCGTGGGGCAAGATAAAGGTTTTATTATTAACAGGTATGTTGTCCACCGCCCACTGTGACGGCCAGATAACTCCCAAATAGGCTGACAGGTCTAGGGTGTCAGCATTGGTTTCGTTGGTTAGGTAGAGAGTTTTTGGTGGAGTGACCAGCTCAGAATCTTTCATATTTATCGTAATGTCCACCTTTTCTTTTACAGAATAGTGCCTCTTGTTCATCCAAACCACACCCGTATCTGGGTCGGTATAACCCATAACGTCGGGGTTTTTTGAATTGTAGTAAACTCGGACACCGTGACCTCTTTTTACCAGCTCCTTAGACCACCGCACAATGGACTCCTCTGTGCCGCCTAAACGGTGGTCAGTTGGTTCCCAACCCCAATGAGCGGTCTGTGTTTTATAATCCATGTAAGATACGTCGTTCACTAGAAAATTAATAGTCATTCCTGATACCCCCATTTAATTTCATATAATCTAGCTGACCGAATAAACTCCTTGTCGTCAGGGTCGGTAAGGGTGTAGGTAGCTTTGGCGTGGTGGTGTACAACTAAGTTGTACGTTTTGCCGATAGTGAACCCCGCATCCAGCGCCCGTCGTCTGTAGTCTGTATCACTGAAGTAGCCCTTAAACTGTTCGTCAAATGGACCGATAGTTTCATAAACCTCACGTCGCATAGCAAACAAAGCACCAAACTTAGCGTCTTCTTCTATGTGGTCGCCCATAACTATGTCGTCTTGGTCGGAGGTCCAACAGGTAGCAATATCATAGCCACTATCTAGTACACTAAGTAGTTCTTCCAGCCAGCCTTCTGGAAATACCAGGTCATTGTTGCCAAGAATTAGAACATCACCAGTAGCATGGAATAAACCCATGTTCACAGCTGCCGCATAGCCACCATTAGTCTCTCGGTGTAGTGTAATAAACTGTTGCACATAGTCAGTATCGTCTACAAACGTGCCATAAATAGGGGAGCCGTCGTCTACTATAATTATCTCCTCGGGTTGGTCATTGGTGGTGTTGCTAACTGAGTCCAGGCACTCGGCAGTCATCTCCATAATCTCCTCATTTATAAAATAGCAAGGTATTATTAGGGAGCATTTTAACGGACTGGCCAATAACATCGGAAGTTATCCTCCATGCCCTCGTCTAGTGCTGTCTGAATGACGGGACGATTATTAACAGTTATATATGGCACATCGTCTAATACAATCATGGACTTGCCTTTGGGCATTCGTGGTATAAGCCAGTTCATTTCTTCCTCAACTACTAAACCATCGTGGTCGCCATCAATGTAAACAAAGCCAAACTTCATGTCTATGACTTCACCCTTGTCGTAAAAGTCTATCTGGTCAGCTATTTTAAAGAAGTCGTCACTACGCAGTCGCCAGTGATAGTGTTTAACGCCAAGTTCTTTAGCATAGGTAGCAAAGTTAGCCATAGCGTCGGGGTAGACTTCAGTATCGTTATAATCAGCTTCTGCTTGGATGCCATCACCTAATCGAAAGGGTTTAGAGCCGTAGGGGTCAACACTGAATACCCAGCGGTCTACACCAGAGTCTTTAACGGCTTGCATGATAGCCATGGTGGAACCACCCTTCCAACAACCTATCTCCATAAAAATGTATTCAGGTGGTAACTCTTTGGCGTACTTTAAAGCCATTGTATAAATAAGTTCACCACCATCTGGGTGGTCCATATAAGTCATTACTTCTGGGTTGAGCATAGTATTACACCTCCATTTGGATTACTTGGCATGTGTTCTAATCTATATTTCTTAGACTTACAAAACTCGTCTACTGCCTGTTTGACCCCACAAGGGTTGCCGTAGTCATCACAGACAATTACACCACCCTTAGTTAGTTTCTGGTGAGCAGCTTCTAGGTCAGCTTTAACTGGTTCATAGTCATGGTTGCCATCTATGTATATATAATCGAAAGTACCTTTTTGCTTAAGTAGGTTGGTGCTAGAATCTCCAATGATAAGTTGAAATCTATCCCCGTATACTTGCTTTACACCATCGTGTTTACCTTGTGCATCACCAAGGTCAAAGCTAGTAAGTGGTGCTTCTTGGGTTTCTAGAAAAGCCATGGCACTCATGCCCCAAGCAAATCCTATCTCGGCACCACGTTTAAACTTATACCCAGACAACCATGTTTTTAAAGCCTCAAAGTATGGGCTATCGTAGTGTTCTGGGCCATAAATGCTCATTGGGTCAATCATATTCTCTCCGCAATTATATAGAGTTCGTCTTGGCTAATGCCTCGCTCTAAGAATTTAAAACCTTTTGGTAAGAGGTCTTCAGGACTATCAAAGCTGGCGTGATGGACAGAATGAACTTCATCATTGGCTGGAACTTCTATGTATAGTTTACCATCTAGTTTTTTTGATATTAAATCTAATACTTTTTGGGGATTGGGTAGATGTTCTAGGGCATGATGACAAAATATGTTAGGTATATGATTGTTCTTTTTTAGATAAGAAACTATGTCTGAGTGAATGGTTTTAGTGGGGTTTTTGGATAGTTTAAGTTCATTAACATCCACGCCTACCACCTCTACACCATGCCCGTTAAAGAATGGGACTGATGCCCCATCACCACAGCCTAAATCAACTACGGTCTTTGTTTGAAGGTAGGGGGCAAATCTATCAACAGCTTCTTTTGAGCTTTGTGCAAAGTGGGTTTCTGATTCCATAATAAACTCTGCTAGTTGTTCTACAATAGAATCTTCAGGGGATATGTCTTTAGTTCTTATGGCCATAGGTTTAGCTCCTCAATCTCTGGTGGTAATACTGCCCTGACTAGGTTGTGTAATGTTTCTGGGGTAGTGGGGTGGACGTCTTGGATGCCAGGCTTCCATTTTAACCAGACTTCCTCATACCATTTTTGAGTATCAAAGTCGTGGGCGTGTGCATAGTTGGTTATCTTTTGTAGCACCTCAGCGTCGGTTCTAGCCCAAGAGAAGTGATGTAACCAGACAGGAGCGGTTCCGTAACCAATGCCCACAATCCTCTTATCTACAAAAGGTACCCAGGGTCGGACAGCTATTAACATCTGGTAGTCTCGGGGTGGGTCAGCCACATAGCCGTTCTTCCAGTAAGTGTTCTGCCCTTGTACAACTACCGCCTCATCTTCTGTGGTGTCTAAGTAGTTCTTGAGGTTCTCCCAGCCTTCGTTATCTAGGAACTCATCAGGGTCCATAATAATCACCCAGTCTTTGTCGGCATGGAGAGCTTGGCCAGTATTGCGTTGTTCGGCTTCTGTTCCCCAGTTACCCTGCACCACACGGGCATAAGGACGAGCTAATTCGGCTGTAGTATCACCAGGGATATGCTCACCCATCCAGGGCTTCAGAGAATTCAAAACCGTTACATCACCAATCCACTCGGGCAGGTGTTTAAGAAAAGGAACTATGAAGCGAGGTTCGTGGTAGGCGACAGTCGCCAAGCCGTAGTTTACTGGAAGATTTCTTGCCACCGTTTTGCGACCTCCGACCAATCATACTTTGATACGTCTAGTTTGTTTCTGATTTCTGTTTTGCGGTCTTCGTCTTTCAGTAGGGCGATGAGTTCGTCTTGGAACTTCTGGAAGACCT